TGCTTGTTAAAGGTATTACAATATCCTGTTCGGTAATACTTGAAGATAAAGTGTTAGCTTTAGCAGAAAAAGTAGCATCTCCAGCTGAAGTTGTAAGTCTTACAGGTGTAATATCAGCAAAAGTACCACCAAATTCTAAATAATATTTTAGGTGTGTGCCTATACCTAGATATTTTTCACCTGTATTGCTGATCCAATTGTGTAATGCTCTAGGAGTCCCTAGATATGTGTTAGTTGTAATTTTTTGCCACCCACCAAATTTTTCGGGTCTGCCGAATCTAAATCTTACTAAATTACAATCGAACCAACCGCCCTCAGAGTCATATGCGGTTCCCTCTCTATCTATACCTGGGGCAAAGCTTAATTTTTGTATAGCCATACTTAAAGATATTCTATCTCGTTGTATGTATTTAAGCTAGATGTAAGATTATATGTGCAAGATATCTGATTTCATCATGCTTGCTAGCTCGTTAGCACGACCTTTTACTTGTTTGGCCCACTTACTATCGAGCATCTGTTTAGCTGCTTCTTCGTAATCTTGTTCGTGTATAGCAGATAACATGTTACTAAATTTAAATAACCTATTACCTAGATTAAAATACATATTAATTAAAACTATTTTTCTTGTTTCTGATAACTCACTAAAAGTTGGTACTTGTGCAGACAGGATCTTAATACAGTTTTGTATATCGTTATTTAGCAAATATTCAGCTTCTTCTTGTGATATACCGCCTCCTAATCTTTCATCTATTAATCTGCCGTATCCAATTGTGAGATATTTTTCAGGTGTTGAGTCTTCATAAGCGTGTGAGACAAACCCCTCATGTAGCCTTAGCAGGTGACTAACCTTTTGTTCTAGTGTTTCTGTTGTCATATGATAATACCCTCTAAAAGTAAGGCGACTACACTACATATTAAACCTACTAATAAAACTATGAGTGTAGTCAAACCCCCTGAGACTTTTTGTTGAAGCTCTTTCAGCTCAAGCTCTATATCAACAAATTTATTAAAAACAGTTTTCCATCTCTCTTCGCTCTCTTTTTGATGAACAGATAGTTCGAGATGGACATCTGCTGCTGTTTTTCTTGCCACTTATTTTTTAAATTTTTCTAGCCACTCAGGTTTGTTTTTAGATACCCATAAGTATCCTATAATACCCACCATGACTAGGACTATAATATATTCCATTAGTCTTCAGTCTCCTCTTCAACCTCTTCGACTTCAGCTTCTTGCGCCAGGGTTTCAACTGGCTCGGCAATCTGCTCTTGATACTTCTGCAAAGAAGTTCCGATGTAATCTCTTAGTTGAGATACTATTTTTACTTCTTCACCCCTGATAGCTCCTCTTGCGAGTGAGACATCAATTAATTGTAACGCTGTTATTAAAAATTGTTTTTCGTCCATAGTTCTTCTCCTATTGAACTAGATTATATATTAAGTTGCGGTAACTACCAAGGCTCCTGCATTACTGACAGTAACACGATATTGAGTGCCGTTTGCTGATCTTAATAATACTCCTTTGTCAGCAGTATTTATGTCCAAATCACCCCCAGAGTTTATTCTGGCCTGTACTGTAGACCCCTTACTAAAAGAAAAACCAAGTCCTGCTTTAAAAGCCATAGTGTCATCTCCATCATGAGAATAAGATATTTGACCCTCATCAGGGTCAAGTTGATGGCCAAAACAAATTTTAGCTGTAGCATCATTAAAAGTCATAATACTGATACCTACATCACCTGCATCTTCTATAATTAAATTATCAGCACCAGTAGTAGGTGTAAATGTTCCAATATCAGCTGCTTTTATATGCAAATTACCAAGAGGTACAGTTTCACCTACACCAACCCTACCATTAGTTGCCAAAGATAAATCTGTATTTGAGCCTAATGTGCTTCCTCTACCTAATTGTAGCGTGTCGTCTGTATCATCTAAGCCAATATAAAAGTCTTGAGCATTACCATCAAATACTATTTTTGTATCTTCTGCACCACCATCACCAATTGTTAAAGTTGGTGTAGTCCCTGTAATTTTTACGGAATCTGTTAAGACTATATCTGTTAAGACTGAAACTATATTAGCAGAACTACCACCCCCATCGGAATAAACGGCCATAACTGAACCGTTAGGTATAGTGACGTTAGATCCTGAACCTTGACTTATTATTATATTGTATGGACCCCCACTACCTGAATCCGTTGTAGCGTTCTCAATAAACCATACTTTGCTGACCGTATTTGGAGCTAAAGTGATAGTGCAATCGCTGTCCAAAGCACCTGTATATTTTAGGTATAAAGATCTCCCTGGATCAGTAGAGCCGTCTGCTATTGTAGTGGTGTGTGTATTAGCATTAGTAGTAATAGCTTCTGTACCAAAACTAAAAGCCTCAGCTACTAACGATAAGTTTGTGTTAGTTGAAGTACCCCAAGTACCCGATTCGGCACCAGTATTTATTTCTTTGAGTCTTAAATCATTATTAAAACTAGCCATATCAGTATTATGCCAACCTAATTATAGAATTGGAAGCTCCTGTTGAAGGGAATGTAATTGTAAAATCACTTGCTGAAGCACTAACATCTTTACCAAAACTAATCACACAAACTGCTTTATTACTGTCTGATGAGTTATAAATTAAGGCTCCAGCAGCTGTCAAAGTGACATTCGAAAAAGTAAGGGGATCAAAGTCTACAACTGCTGTAGTGCCATCTGTTGTAGGTGTGCCTGTTTTAAGTGTTAGAGTTGCACCACCTGATGTATAGTTTGTACCTGTCACTTCACCACTAGTAGTAAATGCTGTTGTGCTAGCGTCTAGAGAAGCCGTACTAGAGTATAAAGCTAATTTGAAAGTATCTGGTGAACTTGCCTTGTTAAAATTATGCACTCCTTGTAAGAGCTCTTTTTTAAACGAAGTGCAAAGTGTTGATGTGATAGCCATAACTTATCTTACCATTTTTTCGGTTCAGGTGGGTCTTGTCTGCCTGAGATGAATTTTTGTGCTTCAGGTTGTGGTGTAAGTCTTTGTTTGTATTCACTTGCTTTCATAGAAATCAATTCACCCTCTGCATTTTGTAAAACTACTAAAGGATCATCTAACCTGTGATAACCGTAAAGTTTATCTTCGGCACATTCATTACTATCTAGCAAGCTAGAAGTGCTACCAACAACAACTTTACCACCTCTTTCCATATGTTTACCTAACCAATATTCCACACAACCACGACCTTGTTCAGCAAAATGTAGATTACCTTTGTAACTATAATCAACACCAAATAATGATATC